CAAAGTTTATTTAACAACCTTTGCATTGGTCTTGCTCTTGAAATATCAGACTTTGGATAAGGTGTTCCTGTCCAAACATTTGGCAAGGGAACAATCGGATATATGTCTGTATTTAAAATAGTTTCATATAATATAACCTCACCAATAGAAGCACAAACTTTTACTCTTGTTTGGAACACCTGTTGAACATCTACTAAGCCAGCTTCTAATATATCAACATTGTTTACGCTAAACTTATTAAATTCATCTTCTGATAAAACCATTTCATCGTTTGTTTGCTGACTTACTACAATATAAAATGGAACTTTTACTTTGTAAAATCTTTCTAATATTCTATAATCTTTTGTCTGTACATAATCTTTGTCTTTAACTTCGGCTGGAGTAAAAACTTTATTTGAATTTTTATTTTGAGAAGCTGGATAATCTCTGTCATAGTTATCAGAGTGTTCAGAAATACTATGAATTAAGCCTTCAATAATTTCTCCTGTTTCTGGGTCTTGCTGGTCTCCTAGCTCTGGATAAAGATTTAAGACTTGTTCACCTGTTAAAACAGTAGATAGAATAATACCATCTGCATCATCTGCCCATCTATTTCTTGATGAAGGCGATATATAAACTCTAAAAGGGTCAACATAAGTAAACTTAATGTCTCCCTTACCAAAATCAGACTCTCTATCAGTATACGCATAAAGATACCCTAACCCTGTTGTAGCATAATCATGTATTGCTTGTTTCATTTGTGAATCACCATCAGATATTTGCCATATATATCCAACGATTGTTCTCCATACAGATGCTACTTTGACATCTGAATCTTCTCTAGGTGTAATTGTAAACGCTGGTGGTCTCGATGTTAAAACTGCCTTAAACTTTTCAACAGCAGCAGAGACCCTATCCATAGGCACATCTGCTTGATTACGAGATTGCAACTCATCTGATTCATCTGTTGTAAAGTGATTGCCTAAATAAAAATCAATATCTTTACGAGCTTCTTCATCCCAATCTGCTCTAGCATCACTCCATTCCCTATATAGCTGTTCATTATAATCAGCTCTAGGGTCTTTTTGCATTTTTTCTGGCATTATCTATTCATCATCTGTAATAGCTGTAACGGATATTGTTCATTTGACATTTCTATTCTTTCTGGCTGTACCTGTTCTCCAGATTGTCTTGCAAGCATCAAAGCCATTTGTATCATCTCTGGAGTGATTTGAACATTTGAACTATCTCTTGGCATAAATCCTCCAGCACCAAACATAGGATTGCCAGCATACATAGAAGGATTTGCCATTCTTTCGTCAATCATTAGTGGGTCATCATCAACATTACCACCTTCTTGATAGTTGTTTACATATCCACCATCTTTCATATAACCCATACGATTTCTAACCATTTCTGGTAATTTAGATAAACCCGGATTATTGCTAGGTATTTCTTTTAAATCTTTTTTCATTCCTCCGTGTTCATAGCCAAGCATCGCAGTAGGACTACCACCTTTTGGTCTTTTCATAGACATCCCTCTAGCAGTTACATAACCACCTCTAGCAAAATTTTTCATATTCTCTAATTGAGAAGCTGCGATTAAACTATCAATACTTTCGTGAGCTTTTGGCTTTTGATTAAGAGCCATCATAAAACCCATTCCATATTTGTTTACAGTTTTTGGTGGCATAATAGCCTCATCAGCACCGACCATTATTGGCATTACTTTACCGCCACCCTTATAGCCTTGCATTGGTTTTACTTTACCACCACCCATATATTTTTTCATTTCATTTTTGTACATAGCGTCTATTATCTCTTTATTTGCGATTGCTGAATCTCTGTTAATAACAAAGGAACCATTCGGAACTCCTTTCAAAACTATTGTATCCGATGATGCCATTAATCTTTTATTTCTATATGAACTAAATCATCAAAGCCATTATCCTTTACATCTCCATCACTATCCCAATCTCCACCCCATCGAACTGGAACATTAAGCTGTTTAGCGATACCTCTTATCATCCCACCCATGTAATGAAACCCATCTCTATTTTTCCAATCTATTGGATAAGGTGCTAGGTCTACAGCTTTACCTTCCATATGCTTTGAATACTTTACTTTACTTAAACCTTGCTTTAAAAGCTCTTCCTGTCTTTCACTCGACCTTACACCCTCAATAATTGTAACATCCATAATCTTAATTAACTCATTAAGGACGCTTACTAATCTAGCATCTACACCCTTTAAGCGTTCTTTAGACTTTTTTCCGAATCTAAACATTGTATTAATTATACATAATATTATATCATCTTAACAATACTAAATTAAAATTTTGCTCCGGTCATCCAATTATAGGTCTTTTTAAACTTTCTATAGACTTGACTTTCTTTTGTATCTACCATCTTATCTTTTTTAGTTTTTTGAGACTTAGGTGGTTTGGCAAAGTAGTCTGCATAATATAAACCGTCTAACAAGTCATCGTGTTTTGGCTTAGGATGTTCAAAAAATTCATCTACGATTTCTGTCATGTGCCTGTATATGTACAGTTTTTTAGAATTAACAATTTGACCAAGTGCTGTTTCAAGTCTATCTTCTTTTTTTATTCTAGCTGGTGGTTTTACGCCTTTAAATATTCCGGGCATTAATCTTTTTTCTTTTACAGACATTCGAGTTACCATATCCCTTACCATTTCTTGTGCCGCAACTGTTTCGATTGTCACTCTTCTTACTGGCGAGTATTTCTTTGCATACTTAATAATTTTTGATGGAATATCAAATGCCGGGATTCTTTCCCTAAAGTAATCTAAAATATATCTGTTTTTGTTTGCATCAATCCCCATAACTAAAATAACTTGATAGTCAGAAGTTTCACTTGCGGTAGCAGCCAAATCAACTCCAATATACACATTGACGGGAATTGCATCTTCACCTTCTATGATGTAAGGCATATTGCCTTGAGTTTTAAAAACACCATTGTAATATTGTATTCTATCTATTTTAAATGCAGCATTACTTACGTCACGTGCATCATTCATATACTCCTGTGCAAACTTATTGACTAAGCCAGCCTCAATAAACTCTCTTTTCTTTGACTCTAATTTTTTAGTAGAAAACTGAGATTCCCACAAGGGTTTGCCATTTTCAATCGCTCTGTAAAAGTTGACATCCCAAGGATAGGGTCTTTTTTCTTCTACTGCTTTTCTGTAACCATCATACGTCATTTGTAAATAAGAGTCAAAATGTACGATTGTACCAGATAACCATATCCAACCTTCATTACCCGGAGTTTCTTCTAGTGCTGGGTATACTGTGGATACAATCCATTTTTTTATATCAGCTCTACGTTCTGGTGTTTTTGTATTCAACTCAGACTCAAAGTCATCAAGGACAATACCTGTATAACGAACATCTACTTCTGCACGACCCCTAAGTCTTTGAGATGTTCCTTTTGAGATAACCCTATCCCCTTTTGTTGTGACAATATCCTTTTCTGTCCATCGCTTACCAACTGTTCCTCCATCCATATTACCAAAATAATATTTTATCATCTTATTGTTTTCAAAATGAGACCTTAAATATTTTAAATGGTCAATAGATTGACTTTGTTCTTCTGATACCCAAGCAATAAAATGTTGACTATCATCTTTTGCAAAACAAAGCTTGTGCATAATCGCTGCTTTAGCGATAACAGACTTCCCATGACCTCTGGGTATGATATTGCATATACGAGCACCGGGTTTAGTATCAATCATTTTTTTAGCCATTTCGTAATGAAAGGGTGCTGATTGTGATTTGTTTAAAAAATCTTTAGGCAAAAACGCTCTGCCAAAATAAATTAAATCATTAAATGAGTTTTGAAGCACGAGGTCTTTACGCTTCATTTCACTTGGACTAGGGTTTATATTAAAATCACTCAAGCTTCACCTGTAACTTGACTAAATATATCGAAATCCCCTATTATTAAAATTCTATCTTTTAAATCAAATTCGCTATTACATATCTTACAAACCCAACCTTGAAGATTATCGTCTGAATTTAAAACTGGTATTTTGTTCATTATGTCAAAAGCAATAAGCTCACAATCACAAGCCGGACAATGAGACGCTCCGTATATTAATTGTTCTACTTCTTCAATTTTAGCAACTCGTATTGGAATCAATATGCTAGTTTTCCTCTCCACTTGGAAGAACTCCTGTCTTAAACGCATTTAACTTTTCTTTACTGAAACCAGTAAACTCTTGTATCAATGCAACAGACTCGGATTTTTTATCTGTATTTAACAAACCAGATATTTTCATAAGCGTTTCTATTGCCCTCAACTTATCAGAATCTTTAGCATCTATCTTCTCTATCACTTGTTTTGTTTGTTCTAACAAATATGTTTTTGTTATTCCACTATCACTTAGTAATACTTCTATTTCTTTATCAATCAACTTCTTTACCTTTTCACTTTTTAATAATACTTGTATTCTTTGTTTTGCATAAAGCTCACTTGTACATTTTGGATATGCTTTCTTGTATGCTTCTAATGGTTCGC